AAGATAGAGGCTGGAGCAAGGCTTAAATACATATCAGATATTAAAGGCGGTTCTGTGAATTGCGACTTATCCATCATGCCATTTACTCAATATGGCATCGTTGAGATTAAAAGTGTAACCGATGCTAAGAGTGCAAAGGTTAATGTACTTAACGGCATTAAAGAGGGTGAGCCAAGCCATCAATGGAAGTTAGGCAGTTGGAATAGGGGTAGAGGTTATCCTAAATTATGTACATTCTATCAAGACCGATTTGTAGTTGCTGCTACTGATAGCAAGCCTAATTATATTTGGTTTAGCCGTACTGGTGATTATCCTAACTTTGGGGTTGAAAAAGTAGGCGGTACAATCACAGATGATAGTGCAATCACACTACCTGTTATCAATCGTAAGATGTATGAGATTAGACACCTTGTACCAGCTAATGACTTGATAGTACTTACAAGCGGTAATGAATGGATAGTAGATGGTAGTAAAACTATTACACCTACTAACTGTTATTTGAAAACACAAACACAACGTGGTGCGTTAAAGTGCGAACCACAGTTTATCGGTAGCCGATGTGTATTCGTTCAAGAGCGTGGTGGTACTGTTCGTGATATGGGTTACTCTTACGAGAGCGACAACTACACAGGGCAAGACTTAACGCTATTTGTTAAAACATTAGTTAAAGGTCATGTGGCAGTAACGAGTGCATATGCACAAGACCCTGACAGTATTATTTACTACGTTCGAGATGATGGACAGTTGAATTGCTTAACCTATATACCTGAACAAAAGGTGTATGGTTGGTCGCACTTTGTTACTAATGGTAAATACCGATATGTTGAGAGCGTGGCAGAGGGTGAACAAGACACAATCTATTTTGTTGTAGATCGTGTGATTAATAATAAGAGTGTGAAATGTATTGAACGTAGTATTCCGTTGTACACAGAAGATAACTCCGATGTTTTCCTAGATTGCTATGTTAAAGTTGCTAATTCAATTAAGACCGATTACATTAACGCACCTCATCTAGTAGGGCAAATGGTAGACATAGTAGTTGATGGACAACAGATGCCATCTAGGGTAGTACCACCAACTGGGGTTATTAAATTAGATGGTAAAGCAAATGTAATTACTGTTGGGTTACCTTATACTACTAAAATCAAAATACCTAGTGTAGAGCAACAAATAAACGATGGCACATTGCAATGTAGATTGGTAACTATAACACGAGTTGCGTTGCGTTTATATCGTTCGTATGGTGGTAGTGTTGGTAAAACATTTGATGATGTAGATGATTTGATTTTAAAACCTAAATCGCTATTTACTGGTGATACTGTAATCGTGTTACCTAAGATAGCAACTAGCGTTAATACAAATACAGAAATCTGTATAAAACACTCAAAACCTTTCCCATTTAACCTATTAGCGGTTACAAGAGAGGTAGAAATTGGCGGTGGTTTCCCAAATGTTCATGGAATGTAATATTTGCCCCTCTAAGCACATTTCGTTAATTCGTGAGTTATATATCAACTTGCGACCGATAGATGCATTAGAGGTTAAATATATCAATCGAAAAAATTCAAACTATGGCGAAAATGACTTTGTGAACGATATTCTTGGGGAAGATTATCAAAGTCGTATAGTTATTGATAATGATAAGCCATTATGTGTGTATGGGGTATCTAAAACTGCACTAAATGGTATGCATTGCATTTACTTTTTGGGGAGTAAAGATTTTGAACGTAGTTTGACATTGCAAAAACAATTTATAAAAGTTAGTAGAAATATCATTGGGGAATGGCTACAAACTAGGGAAATACTTTTTAATTACATACACAAAGAAAATCACCGCACCATTAGATGGCTAAAGTCATTAGGTGCGGTTATTCATTACGATATTAACGATGGGGATATGGTTTTATTCACATTGAGAAAGGGGGATGCGAATGTGTAACCCTATTGCATTAACGGCAGCGAGCATGGTTGGTACGTTGTTTACTCAACACCAACAAGGTAAGGCGCAAGCTGCAATGTACAATCAACAAGCAAGGGTAGCAGAGGCGAACGCACGCATAAGCGATCGCAAGCAAGAACAGATTGCAGACCAAGCCTTGCAAGAACGAGATAAGATGTCCGATAAGATGCGACTTATCCAAGGGCAGAATACTGCAGAAACTGGTGCTAGTGGCTTGATGATGGCTGGAACTCCTCTACAACTCATGGCATCTAGCTATGACGAGTACAATAAGGATATTCAGAATTGGGAAACTAACAAGAATAACAGTATCTACAATGAATATCTTAACGGCATGAACTACCGCAACGAGGCAAGCACCGCACGTGCAGCGGCAAGTAATGCTAAATCACAAACTAGAATGGCTATGTTAGGAACGATATTGAGTGGTGCATCTAGTATCTATGGTCTTAAAGGTCAGTATGGCGGTAGTAATATTAAAGCTAATACAAACTACTACACACCAAATGAAAGTGCATTAAAAGCAGCTGGTGTATCAAATGTTAAGTTTGTTACAAGAGGTGCAGTTAGAAATAATAGGTGGGGCATTTAATGAAGTTAGTTAATTACAATGGCGAACAAAAACTAAATACCATAAGCGGTGGTGTTCAAGCTACTGGAAATGAATTAGCGTTTGGCGGTAATCAACAAGGCTTAAAAGGTGTAATTAATGCCATTGATAATATTAACGCACAGATGCAAAAGCGACTTGATGAAGATTTGAACATAGCCTATATGAACGCTGAAACAGATTATAAGAATAGAATATCTTATGAACTGACAAATAAAGAAAATGGTATTCTTCATAAAGAACTGGATGGTGCTGCTAATGCTACACAATTGTTTAATGAGGCAGAAAGCAATATCAGACAAGATGTGTTTAACAAGTTACCTAATAACGATAGATTGCGTGAGCGTTTTCTTCAAATGGTGGAAAAAGACTATCACGCAAATAATATGCGTGTACAAGTACATGAGCGTTCTGAACGTGAAAAGTACAAAGATGTAACTTTCAACAACAATGTAAAATCATCTGAACAGATTGCAGTACTAGGTTATAACAACCCTAACATTGTATCTAATTCTCTTAACACCATTAAAAATAGTATTGAAACTATGTATGGTGATAGAGGTGAAGAGTTTGTAAAAGCTAAATATCAAGAAGTAGCTGACAGAGTAGGTGCTTCAATTATAGATGAAACAGTAACACGGAATGATATTACTGCAGGTCCACAAACAATCGCAGCACTACGAGAAATGGGTGTAAGTGAGGGGATATTATCTAAAGCTGCAGTAGCCATCGATAAGGTAAATACGCAACAAACAATCGATAAACGTATTGTAGGTGATGTAGATACCTATGGTGAAGATGATGCAAGTATCGAAAAAGGTGCTGATGCGTTTATTGCTAGTCTACCTAAAGCAGGGCAAGGCGGAAATTTAAATATAGCTGCACTTGATAGTGCGGTTAATGAACAGTTAGGTAAGCCGTATCTGCTTGGTGGTGATGGTGGTGAAAGTACAGACTGTGGCAAATTTACGCTTGATGTGTCCGCAAAAGCTGGTGTTACTCTTAACTATCGCACCGCAGATGGCCAGTACTTACAAGCTGAACAAGAGGGTAAACTCATACATGATATATCGCAAGCACAAAAGGGCGATTTAGTCTTTTGGCACGTTCCAAGTAATGAGGCTAGATGGGCAACTAGTGATGATCCAAGTGCAGTTAATTCTGACGATAAAGCCTATAAGGGTGTAACTCATGTAGGGGTTTATATGGGCGATGGTAAAGTTGCACAAGCTGGTAGCGGTGGTGTGTCTATCGTAAGTACTGATATATATCCAATCGTTGGTGTAGGTAAGTTTAGCGGTAGTGCTAAAGGCTATACAGACGGCGAACTCTTACAAAAACGAGAAGAGTATATGAAAGCCTATAAGGTGGAAGTATCAAAACGTAAGAAAGCAAGAGCAGAGGCACTAGCACGGCAAAAAGAGGCTATTCAACTACAACTAATAGAAATGGGTAAGAATGGTGCATCTAGTGGTGAAATGGCTAATTTCTTAGATAATGCTATTGGTGATAACAAAGAATTGACACTAGCATTTGGTTCACAAAGAAATCAATTCATGAGAGCAAATGAAAGAGAACAACAAGCTGCTAACCAATCATGGGGAATGAATGAGATACGTTCTATGGTTGGTAATAATCGACCACAAGAGGAAATCTTCAAATTCATTGATGATAATCATATTAATTTATCATTGGAACAATACAACTCATTACGTAGAACAGTTAATGACCGTGATAACGGAACTGGTGATTATGCACCAGAGTTAGCCGGTGTGAATTATGTTCTTAATGATAGTTTAGAGAACATGAACGAACAACAAAAGGGGTTAGCACGGTTAGGCTTTAAACAACAAATGGGTGCATGGGTATCTAAGTTTAGAGCATCTGAGGGGAGAGAACCAACAAGTACTGAGTTAGATTGGGCTGCACATGAAATAGCAGGTAATACAATAATAGAAACAACAAAAGTAGAACACTTCTGGCAAAATGGAGATAATTATAAAACTAATACATCGATGGCTATGTTGGCTGGTGATGGTATTGTTAATTGGAAAGTACTTGGTGATACACATTATATAAGACTTTATAAATCTAATGGTGATTTTGAAGATATGGATGAGGGTACATTCCATGCTAAGTATAATATTGAGGGATAGGTGGAAATATGTCTAATAACCCATGGAAAATAGAACAACAGAAAATCAACCCATTTATTAACAAGGATGGCGATCATGGAGAATTAGGCACACCTGTTAATGGAGTTGTAGGTAATGCGGTAGATGCAGTAAAACAAGTAGGTAATGCGTTAGGCAATTTAGCAGATGCACCTTATCTAGTCGATACAACTGGTAGTGGTAAAGATAGAACTTTACAGACTGTATCTACCATTGGCGAGGCTTTAAAGGAAAACCCTATTATAAATAACCCAGCCTTGCAAGCTGCATCCGCACGTTTTATCTATGCAAGTAATGATGCAGTAAAAGCTAATGCAGCATTAGACTATGCTAATAAATTAAACATCGGTGCAGATGTTATCTTAAATAGCGGTGAAACAGGGTTCACGAGGGCAGCTTATCTTGCTAATCAAGTTGATAGAGGGCGAACAGTACAGTCGCTATATGATGAGTACCCAGAGTTATACAAAATTAAATATGGTTCACAATCAGAGGCTATATATAGTTTAGATAACTTGCAGTCTATCAAATCTACTCATGGTATATGGGATAGCATCCAACAGAATATATGGTCTATCAATGATCAGATGAAATTAGGTGATGTTGGTTATGAATTATCCAACACTACAGACCCTAAGAAAATCGAAGAATTAACAAACGAAATTCAACGCTTACAAACTAACCTTGCAAATTATCGTCATGCAGATGGACTAGATGTAGCACAATCTGTAATCGGTGAAACCGCTGGCCAAGGTTATATGATGGCTAAACAAGGTGGTATAGGTGCGGTAGCTGGTGCAGTTGCTGGTGCATTAATCGGTGGCTTGGCTACAGAGGGTGTAGGTGTTGGTGCTGGTGCTGCTACTGGTGCTAAATGGGGTGGCGGTGCTGACATGGCACGGAATATGTACAAAATGTCATTTGGCAATAAGTACATTGAACTCACTCAAAAGAAAGATGCAAACGGCAACCGAGTATACACAGACCAAGAGGCTAATCAATATGCTATGTCTTACGCTGCTATTGATGCTGGTATTGAGTTTGCAGCAACTGCAGCTATGGGTAAAGCGTTTAAAGCAGTAGCCCCTAAAGGGATGATTGCAAAAGCTATTAGTGCTGGTGTTGGTGATACTGTTAAAACCTTTGATAGAGGTATTGGAACAACTGTTGCACAGATGGCTAAAAATTCCATTAAAGCTGGTGTACCTGAACTCTTTGAAGAGGGCTTGCAAGACATCAACGAAAAGGTACAACACAACCTTACACGTAAAGATAATGACATGGAGGGGTATTATAGCGTAGGTGATATTGCTATTGGTTCACTAGATGCTATGAAACAAGCATTGCCAGCGGTAATTGGTTTTGGTGCTATCGGTGGTGCAGTAGGTGGTGTGCGTACTGCAAAGGCTTTTCGTGATTTTCAAAAGTTGACACCAGAGCAACAACAAGCAGCAATCATTGCTGAACAAAACCGCAATGGTGCGGTAATTATGGATAATGTCCGTAAGGATAGTACTACAAATAAGATTGCAAAAGAAAACCCTGAACTATACGGAAAAATCGTACAAGCACAGGGCGATAAGGTTGGTGTGTCAACTCAATATGTAGATGTAGCGGAATTAGTACAATCTGAAAACGGACAACTTGCTATCCGTGATATGGTTGATAACGGCTTGGTAACACAAGAGGAAGTAAAAGCAGCTATTGAAGCTGATGCACCTGTTGAAATTCCTATTGGTTCATATGCACAAGTATCTATGAACTTATCCGATGAAACAGTAGATGCACTCAAACAAACCTCTTACTTTACTAGAGGTGGTATGTCATTAGCTACACTAGAACGTGCAAAGCAAGAAGTAGATGTAGCAAAATCTGTATTGAAAGATGATACCTCTAAACGTGCGGAACGTATAAAAGATGATATTATTCGTAATGAGTTTGAGGGTGCATCTGATATAGATCGTGAAGTACTTAACGAGGTACTATCTGACCCTACGAACATTAAACGTAACTTTAATAACTTATTGCATACATTAAAAGAAAAGTATAGAGAAACCTATGCTAGTGATTTTGATAATGCGGATAAATCTATCAATGATGCGGTAAGTACTGGTGTTGAACCACAATGGTTAGTTGATTATAAAGCTAACAATGGCGGTAAAGCACCACGCACTAATGCAGAACGCAGACGAGCAGCATATGAGTATAGCCGAGCAACTACAACGGCAAGCCTTGATGGTAATGCTGATGCATTAGCACAATCTGATGCACATTATGCAGATATGGAACATATGTTGATGCAAATCGAAAGTTTAGAGGCTATGAAAGATAAAGTCTTTGAAATTGCTGATAATAATGTTGCATTGCGTATGAATTTAACAAAAGCAGGTCATGAAGTATATACAAAGGTTCGTGAACTACTAGAAACTAGCACTAAAGGTCATATCAAACAACAAGCACATGAGGATGCGTTATTGGTAGCTACTCATGCGGATGTGTTCGCACAGATTATGCGTGAGGCTGGTAATGCACGTTATACCGCTATGGACTACCTAAATACAGTACAAATTGATGTAAATAGTAAACTTAGTGATAATACTGGGTATGCACAAAAGAAAGATGATAGAAACCTTGTAGCATATCATAATATGAGTGCCGATAGTTTATCTAAAGCGTTAAAGTTAGGTGGCTTACCTGTACCATCTGTTGCTATAACCAAGAAAGATATTGAGTATAATAATTTTGGTGATATATCATTGGTTATTCCTAAAGAAGTTATAGATCCAAAAACTACACCTATCTTTAGTAGGGATGCATGGACACAAACATTCCCTTATATCTACAAAGCATGGAGAGAAGAAAATGCTAGTGCTTTATATGATGAGATGTTGCCAGTCCTAAAGGAATTGAATGCAGAAGAGGGTCAATTTGAAGCCTTAAAAAACCCAATGGTTATGGGTGTTGATGATAGTACATCTATTAACTTTGTTGAACGTATTTTTAATAAAGAAGAAACAAAGTACTATTTCTTATCAACTATAGGAAAAGCACCTAAAATAAAATATGCAAAACGCAAAGATGGTTCTACATACATCGATAGTATTAAATTACGTGAGGATGTAGAGAAGAAACTCAATGCTAAAGCGACTGCAAAAGCATTTGAAGAATGGAAAAATGAGATAAGTAAAAAACTGCTTGGTGAACCTAAAATCGAGGTTAAAGGAAGAAAGGTTGATTTAACACTTGAAAATGTTGTTGAGGCTATGGTTGGGCAACAACAAAATAAACAAAAAGGTGCATTAGGTAATACAAAAGGTTCTGTAATCGCTGCTAGTGCTAAACGTATTAAAAGCATGAAGTCATTAAAGACAGAGGCTGATAATAAGATTAGCGGTGATATAGATATTGAAGATGAACGCAACAATACAAACAAAGCATATGAGGATGTGAAACAAAGTATTGATGCATTCATGAGTGATATGGTGGAACACTATGCATACAGTAGTACGTTCGATGCGTTCAATGATGCATTGCAAGTACTAATTATGATGCAACAAAAAAATAAATCATTCGATGTTGCAGCACGTTCTAATGACTTTACACCTACTGACGAAATAAGAGAAAAGGCAGAAAAGTTAGTTAAACAAATTTCTAACTTGCCTGTTAGATACTTTGAGGCTAAACCACAAAGAGCCGTAAAGTTTAATGAAATTAAAGCAGCTATCGTTCCTAAAGGTACAGAAAAAACACTAATCAAAGAATTAAAATCTCATGGTATTCATATTGAAGAATATGAACAAGATGTAGAACAAAGTCGATTGGATGCTACAAAGCGTGCTGATGATGCGGTAGAAGTTTATTTCCAAAATATTAATGGTTTAACCAGTATCAAATCTAAAACAGAGCGTGTAGTACAACTTTTCAAAACTGCTGATAAGTCCACATTCGTGCATGAGATGGGTCATGTATTCTTTGATGATATTAAGACCTTGGCTGAAATGGAAAATACACCTCAACAAGTCAAAGATGATTGGCAAGCGTTGAAAGAATGGACTGGTTGGAACGATAACGAAACAACCAATACTGATGCACATGAGAAATTCGCTAGAGGTTTTGAGGCTTACCTAAGAGAGGGTGAAGCACCTACTAAATTCCTTGAACGCACATTCAGACGATTTAGTAAGTGGCTAAGTGCTATCTATCGTGCGGTATCACGCTTAGGCGGTTTGCCACCTAAAGATATTAGGGAAGTTATGGATCGTATGCTTGCAACCCAAGAGGATATTGAGGCATACGCAGAGCAACAACAACTTGAACAATTCGAGAAAACTGAACTCTATAAGCAATTATCCGAGCAAGACCAAGCACGTATGCAATCTTACATTGCTGATGTAAAAGAAAAAGCAAAAGAACGTGTGATGCGAAAACTCATGAAAGAACTTGATAATAGACCTATCAAGGAATGGGATGAAGAAAAAGATGCTATCCAAATTGAAATCGAAAAACGATTGATTGAGCAATATCCTATCTACAAAGAGCATCAACGATATAACGTGTTTGGTGATGGTGCGTTGAAAGATACACAATACAATTCTATTGAAGAGTTAGAACGAGCAGAAGTAGAACAAGCTGGTGCTACATTTAACGATGCTATAAATAAAGAAATAGACAATGCGAAAGTAGAGTTTATGCGTTATAACAACGTAGGTAAAACCAACGAGCAAATAGCAGAAGAAATCTTGCTTAGTACCCAAGGTCAAATGAGATTAACCGAAGAAGAAAGTAAGATTATTCAACAATCTACTAATCGTGAATTAGCGAAGAACTGGGAACTATTAGAGCGCATTCGTAAACTAGACCCTAACTCAGAAACTATAGATACAGAATTAAATGAAATCGAAAAAGAGGTTAAACCTACTAAGTACGATGAGTTAAAATCTGATAAGAAAAAAGTAGATGCTGCTTTGAGTGATACTACTAAGCAATTAGAAAAAGCAGAAGAACGTATCAAACGCTTACAGTATATGCTGAATAATCGCATCAATAATGTACGTTCTATTCGTGGTGCTGGACTTGGTACAATTTCTGATTACATGAACCGAGCAAGAAAAGAATTAGGTGAACTACCTATCTCTAACGCTATTCAGTTTAAAACGTATCAGAATAAAGCGGTTACTGCTGGCAAGAAAGCAGACAGAGCATTGGCAAGTGGTAATGTTGATAAAGCACTTGGCTTTAAGCGTGAGCAAATGCTACAACAAGCAAGAGCAAGAGTAGCGTTTGAAAATTTTGAAAAGTCCAAGAAGTTGCGATTGAAATTAAAACAACAATTACAACGTATGACTAGACCTAAAAACCCTATTGCTATTGAACCTAATATGCGTTATTTCTACGCACACATGGCATACCAAATGGGTTTAACTAAGTACGATGGACTAGCACCTACAGATGGTTTTGATATGAATACAGTATTAGCAGCACTAGATGTGGATGCACTTATTCTTAACCAACAATCTATGGTTCAATTAGAACCTTGGATAGCTGAAATGTTCTACGCTAAAACACCTAAATCGTTTAAATCAATCACAATGAATGAATTAGAAACATTAGAAGAACTCATGACTGGGATGTACAAGAACGGCAGAAACGAGTATGAGGGTACAACCATTTTGAATGATGATGGTAAAAGCATATCGTTTGAAAATGCAGTACAAGAAATCATTGGTGAGGCTACAGAAACATTTGGTGGTGCAACTGGTGATGTGTTTAACATTCTTAATAACCAAACTAAAACAGATGCAGTAAGCGGTAAACTATATGGTTTCCACTTAGCGTTGATGAAAGTTGAAACATTCCTAAGACGAATGGGTGGCGGTAAAAACGGCTTTGCAGTTAAATACATCTATGACCCTATCAGCCGTGCTACGCAAGCGTTCAATGAACGTAAGGAAGTATCAATGCGTAGACTAGCAAAGGATGTAGGAATATATTCAAAGCGTGAACTATTCGATATGCGTAATGACCACTTGTACACAGTTGGTAACTTATATGGTTTAACTAAAGAACAACTTATCATGATTGCCCTTAACTGGGGTACTGAAAGCAACAGACAACGTGTAATGGAAACCACAAAAGCAAATGAGGTTGAAATTGAACGTGCATTCCAAGAACACATGACTGATAAAGACTGGGAATTTGTTATTCGTACATGGGATCATATCAATTCATTCTTTGATGAACGTAGTAAGGTTCAAGAGGAACTTTACGGAAACCCATTAAAGAAAGTAGAGGGTTTAACATTCTCTATCGGTGGTAGAAACATTGAGGGTCAATATTTCCCTATTGTGTATAACCCTAAAGTAAATGCATCTGTTAGTGATAACCAAGTTGAAGATATTGCAAAAACTATGGTAAGTAGTAATGCAGTATGGGGAACTGGTATGAGTGCCACTAAATCACGTTTAGATGTGGTTAAGGATAAATCATTGTTGCTTGATTTTGATGTTATTCCTAATGCTATTACAGAGGCTATTAACCACGTTACAATGCGAAAAGCAGTAACAGATGTTAATAAGCTAATCTCTAATCGTGAACTACAAAACTACATTGTAGATAAATTTGGTGCAGATACCTACCAATTCTTACGAACTTGGGTTCGTGATAACTGGCAAGACGAGGCGGCAAAAACAAACGATATTGACCGATTAATTCTTACGCTTAAAAAGAATACATCAACCGCAGTCATGGCTGGTCGAGTATCGGTAGCGTTACAAAATGCGTTGAACATTCCTGTTGCATTCTATCGTATCGGTGTAGGTAATACTATTAGAGCCATCAATCATGCTGGTATTGGTTTCTATGGACACGGCACAACTACCTATAACAACACTAGAGATTTTGTATTAGGTCAATCAATCTTCATGCGTGAACGTATACAAACATTAGATAAAGACTTGAAACAAGGTTTATCTATTGCAGGTAAAGGCTTACGCTTAGGTGATACAAATGTTGGTGGTTATAAGGTAGAACAACTTGCTAATGTTCGAGATGATATAAATCAAATGGGGTTCAGATTACTTACGGAAACAGACTTTGCATTATCTATTCCTGTATGGAAGTTTGCATATGATCAAAAGCAAGCTGAACTCTTTGGTAAAGAGGGTGTAAGTGCTGAATGGGTAGAGCAACAATCTATTGAAGCTGGTGATAGAGCAGTACGTGATATATTTGGTAGTGGTGATACAAAAGATGCTGCTGCTATTCAGCGTTCACGTTCTACATTCACTCAATTATTCGTTCCGTTCTATTCCTACGCTAATACACTTTATAACATCATCACAGAGGGTAACTACGCACGAAAAGATAATGGCGATTATGCAAGGTTCGTTAAAATGCTATGGTGGACATTGATTTCACAAGCTATCGGTATGATGGCATATAAAGCTATGACGAATGGCGATGATGATAAGCCTGAAGATTTAGCTAAGTCATTTATCGAAGAGTTAGTTTCACAAGGTACTATGGGGATACCAATCATCCGTGATATGTCAAATATGGCTATGAAATACATTCTAGGTGAAAAGGTATTTAATAAAGGTAATAGCGTTATGGCATTAAGCATCGTTGAGAAATTCTACGATTTAGGCAACGCAATTATGAGCAAAAACAAAGATGGTATAGATGTAGGCAGAAGTTTCAGTCAGTTAGCAAACAGAGCAACTGGGTTTAGTGATACTGTAACTGATGGCTTGTGGACATTAGCTAAATTTGGTTTCACAGATACCGATGCATCCTTGGAAGATGTAATCATGGCGGTAGCGTTTGACAGACGATTAAAAACTAAAAAAGAGAAAAAGAAACAACATTGATAAATAAGGACTATCCATAATGGGTAGTCCTATTTATATACAACTGAAAGGGGATGTTAAATTGACACCAGAAGTACTTAAACCATCTGTAGTGTATCAATGTGATGGGGTAAATAAGAAGTTTATTTTCCCATATGACTTCGTGCAAATTGAGGATATTAAACTGACTATCGTTGATGCGGATGGCACAGAGGCAGTCCAAATTGGCAATATTGATTATGACGAAAGCACCAAATCGGTAATTTACCCAGCGGATGGCGATGCACTAGCCGTAGGGCAAAAGGTTATCTTGGAGCGTAAAACACCAATTTCACAAGATATGGACTTACCTGATGAATATCCTTTCGAGAATATCGAACACGCAACAGATAAGATTGTACTCATCTTACAAGAAATGAAAGCTGATTTAGATAGATCACTTAAAATTCGTGTAGATAGTGATAAGAACGCTAATGAAGTTGCAAAGGATATTGTGGAGCGTTCCGTAAAGGCTGCTAATGATGCAATTAATGCTATGAATGTAATTAGTGAAAAGTCAGATAAGATTAACGCTAATGCAGATATTATCAACCGACTAGGTGAAGAAATCAAAGCTATTGCCTCTACTGTTGATGATAAATTGGCAACCGCTAATACGGCACTTGATACATCCTCAACTAATGTTGCTACTGCTGAACGATTAGTCAGAGATGCTAAGGCTTATGCAGGTCAAACAACTGTTGATAAACGTGATATTAATGATTTGGTAAGTCAAGCACGTACACTTAAAACCGACATTGATAATAAACAAACATCTATTGCTAGTAACGCTATCAAGGCAACAGATGCTGCTAAACGTGCTGAAACTGCAGCTGCTAAGGCTGAACAAATTGCACTACCTAATGGTGGTGGTTTAGTTACAAAAACAGAGGCTGACGCTAAGTATCAAACTAAAGATAGTTTGTACGGCATCGTTTCCGTAAAAGACTTTGGAGCGGTAGGCGATGGTGTGGCAGATGATACCGCAGCATTCAAACGTGCTAATGACAATCTTAAAAATAAGATATTGTTAGTACCGAATGGTATCTACAAAATCAATGAACATCTAACTTTCAATACAGTTGATAGTGTCATGGATATGGGTACGTACAACAATGTAAAACCATTCTATCCTACTGAAACACCGATGTTAAAAGGTGCATCTAACATCGCATTTGTGAAAAACATCCAATATGGCGATGAGGTCAACCAATGTCAAGGCTTTACCTACAACGATAAAAAGAATGTATTCGTGTTAGCTTGTATTAGTGGCGATGGCAACAACCAAACATTCTATGAACTCAACTCATCCACGTTTGAGATTGTAGGTACTTATAAATTCAATGACCCTGATAAGATGGGGCATTGTAATACTATGTGCTACAACAAATATACCAACAAGATTTATCTTGCTAATGGTTTGAAAAATGGTAATAACCTAACAGTACTTAATGCAGATACAATGCAATATGAACGCACTATCACATTGAATGAACGTGTATTTAATATTGGTTATGACCCAATCACACGAACTTATGTAAGCATCGTTCCTATCAGCGGTCAACAACGCTTGCGTGAAATCAATTTATACAACGATGATTTTAAGAAATTAAAAACATATCAAGTCGATTATGAATATGATGATTTTAATAACAATGGTGCTTTCATGTTGAATGGCTGCATCATGAGTGCAACGCTTGGTAGTTTGGTAGAATGTACACCATTTGGCACAGTTAAACAGATTATTGAAATCAATAGAACTACTGAAATCGAAGATATAGCTTATTACAACGGCAAATTTTATTTTGCAGTTTTAACAGAAAAACCAAACAAGCGACACCAAGTTGATATTTATGTTGGTGATCCAAACAAAGACTATCAAAACTCTATCAATACTGCACGATTGGCAACGCTTGATTACCTTAAACTAACAGGCGGTACATTAAACGGCGCACTTAAAATGGCTAATAACATTTTAATCGAGGGTTATAAACCTGATGGTCATGGTGTTGGTATGGCCAAAGTATCTACCGCTGGTAACGTAGAACTTGGCGATAACTCCGTTAATACGTTTATTAAAGGTAAGGAGTTTAAACACTATGATGGTACAGATAGTTTCACAGTACTTACCACCAAACATTACGGAACGGCAATTTACAAGAAAAAGGATGTAGATGATAACTTTGTTAAGAAAACAGAAGTAGACCAATTAGGTTTTCCATATTCAAAAATTGAAACGGCAACAGATTGGAATACATTCACAGAACAAAGTGCTATTGAGATTAATTTTGATGGCGGTGCTAATAATCCACCACGTAGCCACAAACAAGGGATGTTGATTGTAATGAACTTTGGGAAAGGTAAGATGATAGACCAAACATTCCATGCGTTCAATGGTGAAACATACCACAGAATGTTTATGGCTGATAAATGGAAATCTTGGGGCAGGGTTCAAACATCCTTAAATAGCCGATTGAAATTGTGGAGTGCTAATGGTGGAAACGAGGTGTATGTTGAATAATGCCTAATCTAAAAGTTAAGAAAGGAAATGACACATTAACATTTGGACTGACTGATAACTTGCGAGATGTAGGCGATAATCGATTGCCTGTAATTGTTGAGGGTAAAACATACTATGCACGATTGGGGGCTGATAAAACCGCTCTTGTGGTGCAACGTACATCAAATAGTGCTAAAAGTTATGTACAAACCAACCCTGTATTGTTTAATACATGGCGATGGGGAAAGGTACCTTATGACATTAGGGGTACAGAAAAAATGTTTGTATACTTACCAAAAGGAAAGTATAGAGCGACTGTGCATGGTGGGTATGACAAAACTAATGAATTTACTATAGCTGCATCGCAAGATATTGAGGTTAATGTTTCTACAACAGGTAGAGATAATTATTTAACAGATACTGTTTTCAATATAAATGGATGGAGAGATACTGTAAGTTTAACACGGCATCAATTTACTATAACTATTGAACGAATTGGGGAGTAAGAATGATAGAAGTTGTATTATCGCCTTTCATGGTAGAAGGGTTTAACGTAGCAGAGGCGGTGCGAATATCACTAGCCATATTTACGAGTGTTGTATTGGTATTTGTTGATACATTCTTGCGTGTCTTAGTTGAGGCACGCAATTTTAATTTAGCGACCAATAGAGAACTAACCATTAAGAATATGTTCCTTGCAATTATATGGCGAGGATGGGCGAGTGTTGAAGTCAATGGACACCAACGCAGATTTTTGGTAAGTGGAAAGTTACGAGCAGATATGACTAAGAAATTAGTTAAGTCTTATCCTTGGTTATTCCTCTTATCATTCATACTATTAACATTGCCTGATGTGGATATTCCTATGTTAGGTCGCATTGATGTGTTTTTGTCTACATTGTTGTACCTAGTACCTATCATGGTTGAATTAGCATCTATTGTGGAGAATATGATTGAACTTGAATTTGTGGAAAGTGCATGGTTTAAACGTGCGATGAGTTTGATTAAAGAGTTGATAGCGTTCGTAAAATCAATAAAGGATGCGATTAAATGA